AAGGAATATTTCAATGAAGAAAACTGAGCTAAAAGATCTATACTTTAATATTTATATGACTTATATAAACAGTCACACAACGTTAGAAGATATAGGACTAAAGTACAACATATCTAAACAAAGAGTATGGCAGATTGTACGATACTCTACACTGGGAGATGGTAATTACTACAAGGGTTTGAAATCTTACAACACCGCACATAAAAAGATGAAAGAAGTTTTTAGGGATCAAGGATCGTGGGCTGTAAATCAGGCTATGCGTAATTGGTTAGAATCAGAAGGGGTAAGGTTAATAAAAACAAAACATGGGTAAAATAAATTCTAGAAATAAAGGTGCATCTTTTGAGCGTGATGTAGCTAAACGTATAAATAGTTTCTTTGATGAGATAGGTTACGAATATAAAGTCAAACGTAATCTAGAACAGTATCAAGAAAAAGACTTGGGTGACTTAAATATACCTAACCACACTATTGAATGTAAACGATATGCTAATGGTAATTGGTATAAAGAAGATTGGTGGAAACAAGTTTGTGATTCTTGCGGAGATACTATCCCTGTTCTGATATGGAAATATAATCATCAAGACATACGGGTGTGTGTTCCTTTGTGGTCTATGAGTTCAGAGTGGGGTAAAGATAATTCAATCACGGTAGTCGTTACATTTGATAACTGGTTAAATTATGAACTTGCCTATAATCTTTAGCATTATGCTTTTATCCTTAACGCTTTTATATAAAGTAGTACCTATGTTTAGTAATTATACGAAGACATTTTTAGAAAGGAGAAAAATATGGCACACGCTGTAGAAACGATGGCTTATGCTGGGGAGACCCCTTGGCATGGGCTAGGTGTACAGGTTGAAGATAACCTTACACCACAAGAGATGCTTGTTGCTGCTGGACTTGATTGGACAGTAAGTAAAAGGCATCTATTTACCCACGCTGACCCAGACGTAAACGCTAGTGATGATATCATTGGTGTAGAAAATTACTCTGTGTTAGTCCGTGATAGTGATAACAAGACCTTTGGTCCATGTGGTCCAAGGTTTATCCCTAGTCAAAACTCAGAGGCTTTTGAGTTTTTCAAAAAGTTTACTGACGCTGGGCACATGAAGATGGAGACTGCTGGCTCACTGAAAGGTGGCGAGCAGGTTTGGGGATTAGCTAACGTCAGTAAAGACTTTACGCTTCCTGGTGATGACCGTGTATTAGGTTACTTATTAGTTAGCGTATCTCATAAGTGGGGTAAGTCTAATGAGATTAGGTTTACACCTATTAGAGTAGTCTGTAATAATACGTTGACCATGGCTTTGTCTAATAAAAGCACTGCTGGTTTTAAGATGCCTCACGTTAGAGCTCTTGATACTCAAGTGTTTGCGTCCGCAGAGCAGGCTCTAGGTTTGGCTGCTGATAAAATGACTGAGTTTAAAGAGTCAGCTGAGTTTTTAAGCTCTAAGAAGTTTAAGAAAGATTCGGTAGTTAATTACATCGCTGACCTGTTTCAGCCTGAGTTACTCGTGGCTCAAGATGAGATAGAAAAAATGAGTAATGTCAAAGCTATCGCTACTCGTCAATCTATGGTTGATGAGTTTAAACGCATACCAGCTATGGTACACCAAGCGATTGAGGAGCAGCCAGGAGCTGACCTTAAATCATCTAAGGGTACGTGGTGGGGTGCTATGAACGCAGTAACCTTTGTAGTCGATCATAAGTGGGGTCATGACCGTGACGCTTCTTTACATAATGCTTGGTTTGGCGGTCGTGCTTCGTTGAAGCAGAAAGCTATGACTAAAGCTATTGAGTACGCTAACGCTGCATAATTGTATATGGAGCGGTGTTTTATAGCATCGCTCCTTTACACTATCTTAACCATACCTAAACTAAAGTAATGAAACTAACTGAATTAAAAGATGTAAAGGTTATCGCCTTTGTAAATAATACACCTGATGGTCCAGACTATAAGAGAGCTGTTATCACAACAGTGGGGGAAGTACATAAGATAAAAGGTGGCTCACCTCTGTTATACGACCCTGATAGGTTTAGTGCTCGTACGTGGATTAACTCTGAGAAATATTATAAAGTGTGGAATATGCACAGTAAAAAGAAGCTGGGTAAAGTGCCTAGTATAAAAATAGACGAAAAGAAAAAGTACACAGAGAAGCTATGGAAACTTATGGAACCTATAGCTGTTAAACCAGCAGAGAAAGACATGACTAACGTGGTGGTAGAAACACCTGAGAAAGAACCTAAAATAAAAAAGGTTGTCCCTGTAAAAACTGGCTCTGTGTTTAGTGATGAAAGTATTATTCAAGCCACAGGTAAAACAGCTAAGTCTGAGAAAAACGCAGCACGTCATAAACTCTATAAGAAAGTAAAAGTCAAAACATTATTAAGCAAGAACAGTATTAAACTTGCTGATATAAAGTATGATATTAAGTCTGGGTACGCTGAGGTGGTGGGTTAAATGCAGCCCCTTAGAGCGTTGATAATAAAAACCTATATATAAGTATAACCTAGCTAAAAACAATTAAATGGAGCCCTAATGCAAACCCCTCCGTATTTGATTAAAAATTTTTTACTTACTATAAAAGCTGAGTGGATGCTTGATAAAACTACTCTAGAGTTAACTAAAGACTCTATGAAAAGTTTAAAAGAGTTTCAGTTAAGTGAGGGGCAGGGTGATGTAGATAACTTATTACAAGAGTATGTAACACATCACGGTCATGATATTTATTCCGTGCCTTTGTTTACTCAAGAGTTTTGTAGCACTATGCTAGATGAAATAGAAAATATGAAACAACATCTAGCCTTTGAACCTAACACAGAAGAAGATGAACTTAGGCAGATACCAGAAATAGTACTGCACGAAAAGGCACCAGAACTATTTAACTCGATGCTTGGCGTAGTTTTTAATGTCATGAATCCTATCTTCATGTCTATATGGCAACGTTACTGTAATGCTGCAGCAACTATACAGATTGCGAACTATAACGTAAAAGATAAAAAGCAAGGTGCGTGGCACCATGACCAGACTGCGGATATTAGTATGGTTGTACCGTTAAACACTGGAGATTATAAAGGCGGAGGAACTGAGTTTCATAATCGTACTACTGTAGAACCGTTACCTAGTGGTCACGCTTTATTTTTTCCTAGTTTTACACACATGCACCGTGGCTTACCAGTGGAGGAAGAAGGTGACCGTTATTTACTTGTGTTTTGGTTGTACGGTGGAAGTAATGAATAATCCTTTACACTGACTTTAAAGTAAAGTAGAGTTTAATTTTAAATAAATAAAAGGTGATTAATGTTTAGTAAAGATTATAGAAAAGTTATATGGCAAGACATAGAACTTATAAATAAGTTTGCAGAAAAGAACGGATATAACCGTCAAGTAGATTTAGGTAAACTTAAAAAAGAACTAAAAAAGGCAATAGAATCAATGGGTTACGATGACTTTGAATCTATATTTTTTGTAGCCAGTGCTATTTTATTACATCAGCATAAAGGTGGAGAAGAGTGTGAGCCACACATGAGAATTAGCATATTTCTACCAGAAGTGGGTTCAGCTATAATTGACTGTGACCTTGACCTATGGAGATCCTTAGAAACTATCGACCAAAGTTTAGTAACAAGCATACACTAATATATGAAAATATCCTCTTTTGAAAAAGGTGAACCTATACCTGAAATAATGCCACGTAATAATAAGTACAATCTACACCTTATGGAAGTAGGTCAGCACTTCACCGTGGAAGATTATTGGGACTCTGTAGCAGTGCAAAAGCTCAGGGTTGCCATATCTAATTATGGTAAAAGAAATAATAAAAAGTTTGTCACTCGTAAAATAGAAGACGAAGGCGATTATAAACTACGTGTGTGGAGGGAGTTTTGAGTAAGAAGCTAACCCCTAAACAAGAAAAGTTTGCACAAAACGTAGCAAAAGGTATGAAGAAAAAAGAAGCTGCAAGAGATGCTGGTTACAGTGAGAAAAATGCAGCACGTGCTGGCACTATGTTGGCTAGTGATAATAATCCTATAGTCAAAGACCGCATACATGAACTACAAACAAAAGCTGCAGATAAAGCTGAGCTCACGCTGGGTAACCATTTAGTAGACCTCAAAGAGATACGTGACGGTGCTATGCGTAATGGTGCGTGGTCTGCTGCGGTGACTGCCGAAGTGGCAAGAGGTAAAGCAGCAGGACTGTATGTAAATCGCAGTGAGCTTACTGTGAACAGAGTAGACAGTATGTCAAAAGAAGAAGTGCTAGAACGTATGCAGCAACTCTACTATGAAACAGGTGGCATCCTACCTCAAGGCAAGGTTATAGAAGGGGAATACGAAGAGCAACAGTAATTAAACCTTCCCCCCTATCTTTTGCTTGTCGGGATAGAACGAAGTAAAAAGCGCAGGCAAGCACCCTTGCCTATCTTCCTAAACTTATACTTTACTTTCCTTTACTTCTAACCTATGCTTTAAGGGTTAAGTAATTAACTATGTGGTACTTTCAAAGGCTGAGTCGCACTCGTATAAGGGAGAGCTAAGTTAGTCGGTTAAAACAGATGCATGCCGAGACTGATAAGCCACACTAATTAAATGGGAGAATTTATGAAAGAGTTTGAATATTGTAACAGTGACACGTACGAAGAAAATTTTAATAGGTGGTACGTTATGAACTGTAAGGAAAAGAAAGACCATAACGAGGAGATATACTCTAAGAAAGAAGGTCTTGAAGTTTTTAGGAAAATGCATCGTGGTTCGTTGGCACACACTATACGGATCAATGCTAAGGGTTTACTAGAGGATGTTCTGGTTAAAGGTTAGGCAACCTGTCCCTCCTAAGCTGCGGTTTTCCAGGTGGCGTAATCTAGATAGAATGTGTGTGACGCTTCGGGCAGGTGCCCGTATGGGGTTTTGATGAGAAATGTTTTTGACCCATACGGTTTCATAATAGGACAAGCTAATTTTATCACTGGAAACTTTTATCATGACTGCTAGAGTCTGTGTATACTGTGAGGATTTACTTCCCCCTGATAGACTCAAAAGACAGTACTGCTCAGACTGGTGTCATAAGCAAGAACAATATGCACGTAACAAAACTGAGTTTAGTGCTGGTTCAAGCTGGCGTGATGGCTTACTTAAAGTGGACGGCATGCAGGAGATGCGTGTTGAACCTGAGATACTGGCTCAAGCTGAACTTTACGCTGATTGTGCAGAAGAAGATAATAATGGATTTACTGCGTACATACAAGAAGACATGGAAGATTTACATATGTTACTGCGTAGTGAGTATGCACTAGCAGAAGCTCGATATGAGAAGAGAGCTAAAGCTAAATACAGCGGTAAGGGTTATTGGGAAGCTAAAG